CTTGTTAGGGGGGTGGGAAACCTTACCCACAAGCAGTGAGGTTGAACCCCAAATAACAGCAGGCTGTGGAGCCTGTGCAAGTGGAATCCACCTCGCGTTCCAACCTACCCCTATGCCTAATGTATGATGGCTTCTAAGATGGTGTATAACAAGGTGATTCTTAGTGGTACTAATTATTAGTCCCCCTAAGGTTATCTTCTTGTATCCATCATTAGTCCTCATCATGACAGCTAGGAATGGGATAGAAATCTCTGACCTGGGCCTATCGTACGGCCAGCGGTTGAGAAGGCTAGCACCCTAACTCAGTCGTGGGTAGGGACCTATCACGCGATGCAATTATATATTAGATGTTGCTTTTTACAATAGACTAAGTACGATAAGGAAGCTAATCCCTATAGCATTAGCCTTGTATATTAGCAACTATCCAGCATATAATGATCGTGTGCTTAAGTTTCTGGATACATTTTCCCATAATGTGGACCGTCAAGGCTTAAAGCAAACTTTACTAAGATATAAGAATCTTAGATTGTCTGTTTTAAGGTACCTTAGCGGGAATCCACTTTATGAACTTGAGTTTATTGCACTAACTTCTTCAGGTTTTCCTAAGGAGTTGAAGCAATGGGAGTCAGAGTTGAAAGACAGTGTCGATTCTCAAAGGATTCTACTGACGTTATTGAACGTTGGTAGAGCTTTTAAGATCGAGCCCTGCTTTTCCCCTGATACCATTACTACACCTTCCAAAGGATTACCTCATTTAGAGGAGGCCGTAATTGGCGCTATCTGTAAGAATTTAGGGGTCAATTCTCAAGAGTTATCATGGCAGCAGTTTCACTTCTCTACCAAAAGTGGTCCTAATGGTCCTGCTATGGTTACCGCACTGACTGACTTGGACACCTTGTCACCTCAACAAAAGGAAGATATTTACCTTTTGGGTGGTGAGGCGCTGCAAGCTGCAATGCGGAAGCCATATTTTCAGACACCATTAGGGCACACTATGATGGAGTTGTGGACTACTGTTCATAATAAACCGGAAAAGTATACTCGTAAACTTAGCTACTTTAGTGATAAGGAGGGGAAGACTAGAATAATAGCTATTCTTGATTATTGGACACAGACTTGTTTGTTTCCGATTCATGATGCCCTTATGGGAATCTTGAAGGAGATCAAACAGGACTGTACCTTTGATCAAGATAGTTTTATTTCTAAGCTTCCACCTACTGGTCCATACTACTGTTATGATCTTTCCGCGGCCACAGACAGAATGCCTGTGACGCTGCAAGAGCAGGTATTAACCTACTTGCTTGGAAAAGATAAGGCAGCAGCATGGAAACGACTGCTTGTTAGAGATGCGTACCTCGTCAAAGACCATGACTCTGTTATGTACAGAGCAGGTCAACCGATGGGGGCGTACTCGTCCTGGGCAGCGATGGCTTTAACTCATCATGTCCTAGTTCAATATTCTGCATTCCTCGCTGGGGTTATTACCCCTATCGAGAGATTTACAGATTATGTTTTACTGGGAGATGATTTAGTTATAGCTAATCGTGAAGTAGCCTTCCAATATAAGTCACTGTGTCTTCTCCTTGATATGCCTATTAACGATAGTAAATCACTCATATCTAACGATATGTTTGAGTTTGCTAAACGAATAGTGTATAAAGGGGTTGAGATATCAGGTTTCTCTATTGGGGGTCTCTTGGAAACTCAGAAGAAGTATTCACTTCTTCATGAATTCCTAAGAAACCAAGCTATTCACGGATGGAACTTGCCTATAGGTAAGCACCCGGACTTAATATCCGCCATATTAGGGCTTTATGGTAAGTTCTCTCATAGAGATCGTATCATAAAACTTTATATGGTGTATCACTATGTATCAGACTTTCATAGAAATATGAAAGCTGGTACCTACATTGACCGTATCCAATCTTGCGAACAGTTAATACTGTCCGTAAGAGAATACTTCCAACGTAGCTTTCCTTTACGGGAGGTTTTATCACCCCCTCAGATTTATAATCTGCTAGTGGACTTTGTCCAAGAGGTAAAGTTGAGAATAGTGGTACGCGATATTGAAAAGTTGTTTGAGGATAATGCGAAAATACAGAAATCTGTAGATTTGCCTTACCGTAAACACTTTCCGAACTTGAGTGTCCAACTATTACAAGCTCTCAGACGTGAATGCAACCCTATAACGGAAGTTGTTAATCGCCTTCTCAGAAAATCAGTAGAGGAAGCTAACACATTAGTTAGTGATCCTTCTGTTGATATCTTTGAGATAGGAATTAGCAAGTACTTTGTTGGTAAGGAAGTCTTCAGTCTGAGACGAGCCCGTAGCATATCTCTTGCACAAGCCCAGTTGACTAAGCAGCTATTAGATGTATGGCAAGATCGGGCCTTAGAGGCTGTCCCAATGATCCAGTATATTCATAAGTATACTGGGGTTCGTTTGGAGAGTCCTTTAAGGGATAACCGACCTTCCTTGTCTAAGAAGCGTACGTAATCACTTTATGTTGTGTAGTTCTATATACTCGGGCGGGCACTGAAAGGTGAC